GCGTTATCAAAACTTGCAGTGTCAAAATAATATGTTCCGTTTGTAGCCATTTAATTTATTTTAATTGCAGACTCCTGCTGTGTCTATATTTGAGGTTGTACCTAAACTTGTCATTCTAAATATGCCTTGAGCTTGACCGTACCCCTGACTAGGTTGTCTTATTCCAAAATAATTATTATTTCCTTGAAATATTTGAGTTCTTGCAGCGTCTGTGTAAAAAATTGTACTATTAACAAATGCTGTATTAAAAGAACTGGAAGTACTATAAAGGTCTGTTCCCACAAAAGGACAGGTAGATGGACTTGTCGTAGTTCCACTTCCAGATTCAATAAGCCATCTGTAAGTTGTTACAGGTGTTGGAACTGGAACTGGAGTTGGTGTTGGAATAGGAGTACATCCCGTACAAGCATCTTGAGTTCCTGTTGCAGAATAACATAGATTAGAAGATGTTGGTTCTCTATAATCCCAAATTAAATATAAAAATTGACCTCCAGCAGGCATTGTAAATGCAGCCGAATATTGAGCTGGAGTAACTTCAGTATATATAGGGGTTATATCTGTAGATGCCGCTAAAAGAGCATTTATATCTGTAGCATTATTATTATAAATAATATTACTTCTTAAGTATTTAAACTTGTTTGAAGTTACATTAAAAACAAAATCATCAAATCCTTCTTTTCTGCTAATTAAAGATACTATCGCTCCATCCCCTGGTATAACACCAGCTCCTTGAGGACCTGCAACTTGACTATATTCAGAAACAATAGGATTAACTGTGCTGCTAGAAAACTGAACTTTATTAATATGAGCAGGAGAGAAAAACGACCCATCTGTCCATCTATAGTCATTTGTTATAAACTTACCAGCATCAGAGTTACTGGTAATTGCTATATTAAATACCGTCATGTCTACTGACTGAGGACAACCTACATTAATCTCAATTGTGTCAGTTGTAAGGCTATCATGAGAAATAGTTAAAGTTACATCAGTAACATTAACATCGTTTTTATTAAAAGTTAATGTTCCACTTTCAAAAACTAATCCCGTTGTGTGACTTCCTCCGTTATATACAGCAGTAATAGTGTACCCAGTTCCAGTAAGAACTTCTTCAGCCACAATATTTTCTTGAGACAACTCTGTGATTGTAGTTGAATTTAATTCAGTAACAATATCATCAAATCCTTGAAAAGGAATAATGTAATCTATGTCAACTAATCCTAACAAATTAGTTAAATCTACACAATAACTAAAACTTTCCCCTGGAGAAAGTATTATGTTTTTTGAAACATCACATTTTAAACAATCTTTACTTACTGGTGGTAGTTGAATATTTGAATGCAATACATATTCATTCATGTAAGGGTCAAATCCTCCAAGTTTATGTGTGTTGTTTGACTCTATAAATAAATCTCTAAACCAACCTCGCATTCCTGTTTCAGAAATTACTTGAAGTTGTTCTTGTTGAGTGTTACTTCCTATTAGGTTTATAACCGCTCCTCTTTTAGAATCTGTAAAATATTTATTAGCTCCCCAAGAAACAAAACTTTCCGGATTATTACTTATACCATATTTTTCTGTTCTTGCAATTTGCTGTCCTAATACTTCAGGAACTGAAGCTATAACTCCACCTCCAGTGGAATCACTTATTAAATTTTTCCCAGTTAAAACGTAAGATATTTTATCTTCTTGCAGGGTTAATATATCTGTTTTTCTAGCAAACAATACTTGTATAGGACCAAAAGAATCTTCTAATGGTTTAAAATTAAGCAAGCCTAAATTAAACTCATTAAGTTTATTTACGTTTGTCTCATCATTGTAGACACCACTGTATGTAAGGTCTGCAAATCTATTTGATTTTTTATAATCAACATTAGATGTAGAAGTTACTCGCTCTCCTATATTTAAAGTTTTACCTATAATAGAATCTAATATTTTATAACTTTCTACACCGTTACCAAATGTAAAAGAATCATAAAACCCTGTATTTATTATTGCTGATTGACTAGAAGTTTGAGTTTGAACATTTCCAGAGTGCATTCCATCAGCGCTTATAGGAAAAGATAAATGGTTTTCATACCAAACATTAGGAAGAGCGTCTGTAGGCTGTGTTTCAAAAACAACAATAGAATCTGCTCTATATATCTGTATATCAGCAGTAACGGTAGACCGTCTTTTTGCTCTTGATAATGCACCGCTACATCTTACAGTACCTGTAATTAGTAGCTCAAGCTTATTGTTTGAAGTGTCTCGGTAAAACTTGTAATAATTAGTTTTTTCCGAAGTAGATATATTTGTAGGTGAAGTGGCCGTACCAGACTCATAAACATTTAATATACTTCCGGTATCTCCTCCTACTTCTGTAACGGCGTCATCTAATGCTACTTGAGCATTGTCTCCATTCCACCAATCCTGCATATTGTCATAAGTGGTGGATGAAACAAACTCTACATTTAATTCACTAATTCTTCGTTCACATTTAGCGTTTCCTTTACCAACTCCTAATCTTTCTTGTCTTATAGATATAACAATTCTACTGCCGGCAGGAACACTATAATCTGTATACGTAGTGCTAGGGCTAACAGGGTCAAGATTCATTGGATATTGCAATATTGGAAAACTGTTTGCGCTGTTTTCAATATCAAATTTAGAACCAGGAGTTATAATGTCATTAACATCATTTACGGTAGAAAAATTATTTGGATTAATCTTCATGTAAGTTCCTGCAGGAGATGTAATGTTATCGCCCGATGCATCTTTTAAAAAGTCTGCGGTCTTGGTTTCTTTTTCTAATACAGTTGCTTCAACACATCTTAAAACAGGCCCATTGCTGTCAGATTTAACAAAAAATCTATCTCCCTCTTCTACTTTATTTGCACTTTCACCTTCTAATAAAAAATATGTTGCATTGGTTAAAGGGTCTTGATAAAAAATACTAGAATAAATAGTATCATAAGTTGTTTCAGATGGTTTTAAAACAAATTTATACCGAGTCGCCCAACTAGGAGCAAATTGTTGTGAAGGTATAATTGTTTGAATAGAGTTTTTAGTAATTGACGCAGAGCATGGTATTTGAACTGTGTTATTAGGACTAACAAGAGCTGTTGAAGAACGATTAAAACCATCCATATAAACAATACCTATCTCATATCCTCTATTACTATGTAAGCTTTTTGTAGTATCCGTTGTTCTAAAAGTAGCAGTAGCAGTAATTACCTCATAAAACTCATAAGAATTATTAACTCCATCCACATAATTCATAGATGTTAATTGAAATCCAATTGTATTGCTACCAGGGGTAGTAATTATAGATATAGGCTGTCCTGATGCTGTAATCCCACTTCCAGTTTTTGCGTAAGTTCCTAAGTTTGCTGGTAAAGCGCAATTTACTTGGTCTGTTAAAGTGACTCCGCTGCAAGCGTTAGCAACTGTTTGTATGTTAGAAGATGTTCCTATTTTTTCAATAAAATCAGTGCTAGTAGCTAAGGAATAGACATTAAAAAATTCTGTAGGAAGAACATATTCAAATATAATAGAGGTGTTTGACGTAGTACTAGAAGGAGTTGTTCCTGTAAATTTATTATGTGTTAAAGTAAAATCTAGTGTTATGCTTGAACCCGCTTCTAGCTTTAGTATTGTGCCGTTAGTATTAGATAAATCAAAATAAACAATTGAATTATTTATAGTTTCAGCAGTTGGTCCTATAGAATATGTTCCTGGACCAGTAGTGTCAATAAGGTCAGATGTAGAAATTTCTTCACTTATTAAATTTGCTGAATACTCTAATTTTAAAGGTTCTCCAAATTTATCTTTTAAATCATATCCTTCAGTATAATTACCATAAAATAATCTATTGCCCATTATTGTCTGAGCCTTTGCTAACTGAGGTACATTATCGTAAAGTCTTAAAATTTCAGAATCAGGAAGCAGTGTGAATATTTTTTTATTATCAAAAGTATATGTATAAGTTTGATTATCTGCATATCCTAAATTAGGCTTATCTAATCTTTCAATAATTTTAATTGCATTAGTTGTAGATTCTTTAAATAATAATTCTATTTCAACAACTAAAGAGCTACCTGAATTAAAAGAAATAATAGCTGCATTTTTGGTATTTTTCATACCTTCATTCAAATAACTATTATAGCTAAAATTAAAATTAGAAGGAGTAAAAACTGGCTCACTAAATTGAGATATAGCTGAGTACTGATTGTCAGCATATTTATACCTGTAAGAAAATGATATAAATCTTTCTTCTAAAAAATTGTCTTCATTGCCAGATACTGTTAAAGCCTGAATGCCTGGAGACTCAATTGGAGGTCTTTTTATTACTAATAAAGCTTCGGCTGTAAACTGGTCTAGATAATTTAAAGGAATTGAGTATGAAGAATTTACATTTATAACTCTAGGAGGATTATAATTATCTGTAAAAAATAATAAATTATCTACTAAGTTAACTCCTGTTATTAAATTAAAGGGACTAAAATTTAATGTAGTATTTAAATTATTTCCATCGTTAATACTAACAACATGATATATTGTAGAATTTGTTGTAGTATTATAGGATATAATTAAATCTATTTTGCTAGTATTTCCAACAGTAAATGCAGGGTCATGTACAAACCAATAGATTGTTTCGTTCGCTCCATCTTCAAAAGCTCCGATGCATCTAGCATTATTACTTAAGGCAATATCTTCAAACATTAAAGTAGTAAGAAGAGTGTTTCCTTTTGAATTTTCAACTGAGCCATATTCAGAAGCTTCAGTTGAGCCTAACCTAACATTTAACGCATCAATATATTCGCCTTGAGGCACAAGCCTTTCGTCAAGGCTTTTATTCATACGTCCTCTTGTAAAATTTCTTTGAATATTTGCCATATTATTTAATCCACTTATTCGCTCCTCTTAAATTCATTAATAATTTTCCAGGATGAATATTGCTTAATCTAATTTTTGCATTTCTAAGTAGAGCAGTTTTTCTTTTTCTAGCTCTACTAATAATATACTCTTGAACATTAAATTTACTATTTAAAATAGCATACTCAATATAGGCGTAAACATAATCTTCAAATAGTTTATTAACTGAAACTTGAGAGTCGTCTCCGCCTTCCATTCCATCAGATATATATTCTAATATACAGTTTTCGTTAAGCATTGTAGAGTCAAAATTTATAACACCTGCTTTTTTGTCAATCCTAAAAGTTGGATTAACATTTGCTGTTTCAGTATTTAAACCATAACGAGCTCCAATAGAATAGTCTGAATAAAAATCTGATGCATTGTCATCTTCAACTTGGTCTACGCCATTGTTTTGATTTAAATATATACTATTTTGTTGACCATTTTTTCTTTCAGTATCTAGTGTAGATTCATCAGTTATAACCGTTCCATCGGCATTAAATGTTAACGTGCCTCCAACACCTTGTAAATAAGATTGAGCAGAGTTTACTTGAATGTTTTCATTTAAAGGTCTAAGCCACCCGTCTTTATATAAAGATATTCTTACCCAATTTATATAATCGCTAGGTAAAACAAAAGTTAAGTTGTCGTATACCGTAAGCTCCAGCGCTTTTATCTCCATAAAAGCATCATAGTTTAATTCTTGTATACCACGCTTTGCATGAAACAATATTTTATATCTTTCTTCGTTATTAACTAAAGAATGATTTCCAGAATACATTAACTGAAAGTTATTTACTATATCTTCTAAGCTTACATATTGATAAGACCCCCAATTTTTATTGGCGGGAGCCGCTCCTCCGTTTTCATAATACTGATATTGTGATAAGTATGCCATTTTATTGTTCTTGGTTTTCTGATTGTTCTATAGCTTGACCAAATTGTACGGTTGATATTTCTCTTATAGACATTCCTGCGTATTGTAAAATTCTAGCAACTAAATTATTAACGTCATCTTCAGGTAATTCAAAATCTTGATAGTCTGATTGTGATTGGTCAAACACTGGTTCTCCTCCTATCAATGAAATGTAAGTCCATTTAGGGTCTAAAGGATATCTTATATATTGTGATACCACCCTTCCTATTGTGTTTATTGAATCAGGGTGTAAAGTTAAAATGCTTCCTTCTTGAGTATATGCTGGATAAGTAGAATTAGGAGCTGTAAGCATAGATTTATTTAACATAGTAATTTTACTATGATTTACTTGCTCTGCTTCATTTTTTAAATTTACTTTTTTATAAATAGCATAAGATAAATTGTCAGCAATTAAAGAAGCTACATTAACAACTAAAGTAGTTTGATTAGTAACAGAAACAACTTTTAAATTAGTAATCACTGAATTAGATATAACTACAGAAACAATGTCTCCAGAAACTATACCATCAGTTTGAAATGTAGCAGTAGCATCTATAAGGTCAATATTACCTCCTCCAATAGCTGTAGTAGTTCCTGATGAAGTAACTAAACTATATATTAATACTTTATTTAAAAGATAATAATCTGAGCCTGTGGTAGCAGGAGTAGGAACTGTATATTCATTTAATAAACTTTGAGATAAACTAGCGGTAATAGAAAAAGTATCGATTACTTCTTCATATCCTTTTAATATATCTGCATATCCCGTGCCTGATACTCTACCATTTTCTTTATTAATTTGACTATTATATCCTATAAAATATTCATCAAATATATCTAACTGTGCTTGTTTGGCAAACAGATTAAAGTCTGATGGAGATATATAACCGTAATTATTCTTGTTAAGGACAGCAAGAACTGTATTTCTAACAGCGTTTATCATCGCTTTCTTTTTTACAAAGATAAACAAAAAAAAAAGAGGTCAATTATTCTTGACCCCTTCTAATCTTCTACACTATTTGATTTGATATTT